TATAACCGGTGCTAGAAGTAAAAAACAATTAGAAGAAATTGAATCTTTTATTAAAATATTAATTTATATCTATACTGAAACATATTTGAAAAAAAATACCAAATATCAAAAATTAAAGGATACATTATCAAAATTAACAAAAATTGCTAAACGTCGTAATAAAGTTAGAGAAGTAGTCATGTTTGAATCAACTACAACTACAGTAAAAGAAGTTACCTCATTAGATAAAAAACGATTAGGTTTCAAACCGGAAGAAGGACAGAATCAATGGACACGTAGTTGTCAAAATAGCGGTGATGATAAAAAAAGACGACCTTTAATTGTTTCAAATGATGATATTAAAACATTGATTAAACGTAACTATAAATTTAATAGTGAGACTAATTATTATGAAAAAACAGTTGTTCTACAAGAAAAAGGAAAGAAAAAAGAAATAACAGTTAGAGCAATTAAATTACCTGATGATAATGGACAGTTTAATTATTTCACATGTGACCCTGATGAAAATAAAGAACATGTGTATATTGGTTTCTTATCAAAAAGTAATAATCCAAGTGACTTGTGTATGCCTTGTTGTTTCAAGAAAGATCAACTAATAAGTGCCAACAAGAAAAAGAAAAACTATTATTTGAAATGTATAGGACAACAAGCAAAAGACGAAGTTGTAGAACAAGCAGCAACAGATTTAGGGGACAAAGTATATATTTTACAGGATACAAATAAAATTCAAGAAGGTAGATTTATTTTCTTACCTAAATATTTAAACAAGTTTTTTAATGAAATAATTAAAAATGATCATATTATTAAAAATCATTACATGATAGAATCAAATTCTGGTTATTTCTTTAAATTTACTGTCAAAGATAATTACTATCATTTTTTAGCAGCAATGGCAAATGTTTATAATACAACTATTGATAATATCAAAAACTTGTGTATTAATAAAATAAATTCTGATAATAAAGAAATATTATTTACCTTTCTAAACAATGGCGATATTAAGAGTCTATTTAAAACTCGAGATGATTATACTGACTATATTAAGAACAGTAATTATTTAGAATATGATATTATGGGTGAATTATTAGCACTACCTGGTGTTATTAGTAAAAATGGTATTTTATATTTCATTTTAGAAAAGAAAATAAAAATAATAAAAAAGAACTTGGAAAAGGATACTTTTAAAGAAAATTATTATATTAAATGTCTAAATTATGAAAATAATTATCAATTTACTCAAGACCGAGACTATGTATTTTTGATTAAAGATGGGAAATATTACTTTCCAATTTATAATGTAAGAAAAAATAAAAAATTAGATAAAAAGATTTTTCTACAAAAGAATTTTACTAAAGGTGATGAAAATATTGATAAGGTTATTAATGAATTATTTGTATATTATAATAATAGTTGTCTAGACAATTTCATTAATAATACTATCCATATATCTAATATTTATGCTAAAGAATTAACTAAAAAATTATCTGATATGAAGATAAATATTAAAGAACAAGTTATTGATGAAAGAAATAAAGTAAAATATTTATTACTTGATAATAATCTATTAGTTCCAACTAAACCATCTGGTACAAGTGTTGAATATAATATAACAAATATTAATAAACTAAACACAAATAAAATATTAGATTTATCCAATACTATTAAATTACTCAAATCACTTAATACCAAAGTTAATTTAGATTATATCCCAATGGTTATTTATTATAATAAATTCAATCCATCTAAAACTACTTCAACTTATAATATAACATCCTTATTATTAAAAAATAAATTAATTGTTCCAGTTCATAATGAATTAATGAACGCTAAACAATTTAAAAAATATGGTTTATCATATGAATTTCAATCATTAGAAGAACAAATTGATTATGAAATTAATAATAAAACCGAATTAAAGGATGAAAGAGACGAAAGAGTTAAAAATAGGTTATATAGAAATGAAGGATATAATTTATTTAGATTAGAATTATCATTGTATCTAAACAATAATCATGAAATTAAAAAGCAAATAATTAGTATAGTTAGAAATGAAAATATTAATAATAAAAATAAAAGAAAAGAATTACAATATATTATTGTTAATATTATTAATAAAAAACTTATGAATAAAATAAAAGGTGGGGGGACAAGAGAGTCGGTGTTTGAATTAATAAATAAATTACCATCTTTAAAGGACTATCATATTTTGAACATCAGAGATTATTGTAAAATACATAAAACAAAAGATACATGTAATGAGAATTTACATTGTATTTTTAATAATAATACCTGTAAATTTCAATTAAATGAAAACTACGCAATTGAATATATTCATAGAATAATTGATGAAATGATACAAGATAAAATTAAATTTAAAGAACTTGTCCAAGAAGATACTTATTATGTATCTGATATTGTCGATTATACCCAATATTCTAATAGACCAAATCAAAAAATTATAAAAACTACTAATTTTAATATTAAAAAAATTATGGGGGAATTATTTGGAAAAAATAGTATTCCTCAATTAGGTAGACGACGAATAAATAAATCAAACACACAAATCGAAGAAAATTATCCCGAACTAATAGAATTAGGTAATCAATTAATCCAAGAAATTGTTTCAAATAATAATAGTATTATTAGAGCATATGTTAATTCGTATTATTGGTTAAATAATCAATTATATGATATTGAATCACGTAATCTTGGTTATTTATCTGAATTACAAGATAAAATTACTAATTTATTTAAAGCAAATATTATTGATTATATTCAAAATAATGTACATCATACAAACTTTGCTAAAGATATTATGGACTATATTGAAACACAAAAGACAGAAGGTAATTTTTTCGTAACAGCTATTAATAAATTCAGAAAAAATAATAATAATACAGATGGTATTTTGGAATTGATTGTACTTAGTTATTTAATATATTATCCCATTGTTGTATATGATAATTATAATAATGTAAAATATATCTTTTCCAATGGACTAGTTAAAATCAATGATAAAACTATCAAAAAATATTTAGATAAGAGTGACCAAAATAAAACAATTTACTTGAAATTTGATTATGAAGGAATAAATACAATACCAAGAAAAATATATTCCATATATTATAAAGTTTAGTATTATTTTTCTAATATCTTATAGCATATGGATAAAGAACAATTATTAAATGAAATGATAGAAAAACAACGAAATGGCTGTTCTATTAATAAACTATTAGCTTGTTCAGATTTAAAACGAATTATAAAATATACTGATAAATCTATCTTTGATACAGACGATTGTTGTATATGGCAAGGTTATGTTACTAATAATAAAGGTAAATATATTAATTTCTATTTTAATAGAAAGAAAGTCGCCCTACATCGATTATTATATCTGAATTTTAAAGATGAATTATATGATAATTCATATTTAACTTTTACTTGTACTAATAAAGGAATTTGTTGTAATTTAAATCACTTGTATGTAAAGAAATGTTATGCAAATAAAAATAATATAAAAACAAATATTGATACGCCTGTTTGCGATCCTAATATTGTTTATTTTGATTAATATAAATGTCATAAAAGCAACGCTTTTATTATTAACCTGCGTTTTAATTTGCATTAAAACTTCTGTTAAAACAACAGAGCATCAGCGACGCAATTCTAGCATTGCATTGTTAACAGCAATTATCACAAATTATTTTATCTAAATAATTTATAATAATGACAATTAATGGCGGTTTTCCCCCTATAAGATATTCAAAGGAAGAAATGGAAAAGAAATCTCATATAGCAGAAGGTGATAAAGAACGTGCATTTGCTACAACTTACTCTAAACAATTAGATATTCGTAATATATTAACAACAAAAAAAACACCTATAATAAATTTAGAAAAAAAGGATATTGAAGTTATAGACGCTTTATAATTTATTTTAATAGTGGTTAGCTCTTGTATTCCTTGTACATTTCCTGCATAACATCCATTAATTCCGGATCTTGAAAAATAATAAATGGATTTGTTTTATTTGCCATAATCTTTTTTTGAAAATCAGCACTTTGCATTTTTTCCATAATTTTTTGATTATTCATCATTTTACCAAACATCCCAGATGTATCTATATTAGGTACTTTTTTATCGGTAATATTATAATCCATATTACATTCTTCATTCATTTCTTCTGATTCGGTATCTGTATTATTAATTAATTCTCTTAATTGCTTTATACGATTTGGTATATCCACATCTGATTGCATACTATCAGAACTAGAATCCGAATTGTTATTTTCATTTAATTCCATTGCTCTTGTATATGCATCGATTGCTTTTTCATATTTCTCATTTTTAGTTAATATTTCACCTAGTTTTATCCAACTTTTATTCCAATTTGAATTTGCTTTAATACTTTTAATAATATAGTTTAAAGCAGATTTATTATCATTTAGTTTCATAAACGTTGAAGCCATATTAGAATAAATGATATGCAATCCGGATGCATCTTCTTGTAAAGAATTAGTATAATATTCAAGTGCTTTATTATAGTTTCCATTTTTAAATTCTTTATTACCAAGACTTCTATTAGATAGACTCATTAAATGTATAGATAATTATCTTTTTAATTAAAAAAGTTGAATTTATATATTATTAAAAATAATAATATTGTTATTCAATACTACAAATGTTTAAGATAATGCTACTGTTTGGTTTTATAATTTCTACTTTTGGCATAAAAGTAGAATTAAAAAATAAAAATTTTGTTGTTATTCGTGGTCCTATTTACCAAGAAACAACAAATAAATTTTTTACTGATTTAAATGATTTTTATGGAGATGAACTATTTATTGTTATTAATTCACCTGGTGGGTCTGTTATGGAAGGAATGAAAATAATCGACCATATTAAAACATTAGCAAGTAATAATATTAAAACAAAGTGTATTGCTGATTTTGCGGCTTCAATGGCTTTTGCTATTCTTCAATCCTGTCAATACCGATATACTATTAGTTCTGGAATTCTAATGCAACATCAGATGTCTCTAGAAGTGAGTGGGAATCTTTTTAGTATCAAAACTTATATGGATATGATTAATAAGATAAATATTAATTTGGATACTGAACAAGCAAATAGAATAAATTTAGATTATAATGAATTCGTTAGTAAAATTACTAATGATTGGTGGATATCAAGTTTTACAGCTAAAGAAGATAATGTTGTTGATGATATTGTAATGGTTACATGTCATGATGTACTATATAAAGAAGTAACGGAATTAACAATTCATCATAGTTTTGGAGAAGTTACAGTTGTATTTTCCAAATGTCCATTAATTAGAAATCCACTAATAATTTTATATTCCAACGAACAAAATATTTCAAGACATGAAATATATCAGATGTATAGTATCGACTCATATATTTCCACAAAAATACCAATTAAAGCATGGGTTTAAAGTTTATTTATTTTTTTTCTTTGTAATTTATAATCATTTTTCATTTCTATACCATTAGCACGTACACGATTGAAATAAAATTTTATTAAATTGATATCTAATTTATATTTTTTTTTTATCGTATTATAATGAAATATTTCTGAATGTAATTTATCTTTCTTGCTATATTCTAATAATTCATCAAAAAGTTTACCATATATTATTCCATTAGTATAATTTGATAAAAACATTCTATCGTTAAAATTACCATATATAGCAAAATTTGGTATACATATATTTATATCATCAATTAATTCTAAAAATCTTATATCGAATTTATTAACATATTTAACATCTGGTCTAATGAATAAACAATAATCATATTTATCTGTTTGTGACATTAAAGTTGTTACTCTATATTTTGAATACATTGCTAGTATAAAATTATCAACACTGTGATATTTTGTTTTCCATGGATCGGGATGAGTTCGATATTCATTTAAATTTAATTCTAATTTAGTTTTTTTTAGATCATCAAAAATAAAATATTTTGGTTCTAGTAATTTATATTCATTAAAATTTAATCTAATATTTACTTCCTTGCTTCTTGGATTAGTAAATGGTTCGTTTGTTCTATAGGTATGCAAATAAATATCATAGTCTATGTTCTGTTCTTTCAATACATTAAATATATTAATTTTAATTGAATCTATAGTATATTTTAAACTACGCGTTAACCCCCAAAATAATATTGCTATTTTCATTTGTTAATTTTATTTAGAAAAATTAATCTTCAATTATGTTATCTTTTGATTTTGCATCTTCAAGTTTACTTTGTAAATCTTCCATATTTTTATTAAAGTTTTCCATATCGACGCCAAGTTCATCTTTTAAATATACATCCATTTGACTCTTTAGATTGTTAATATCATCTTCATTCTCGATATTACCAATTTTACTTACCATACTTGATAATCCACTCATATTAGGTAGATTTTTAGTCATGTTCATTAAATTACTAATATTAAAACCACCCGTTTCCTCTTCTTTAGTTACATCAACATCCGCAGTAGAAAAATTTTCATCCATTACAACTTTTTCATTGGATTTTTCTGTAGTATTAAATAATTTATCCATACCAGGTAAACTGTTTTGCATCCCACCAAGTAATTTGTCTATTTCGACCTTTCCGTTTTGTATATCACCTTGATATTTCTCAGTAATCATATTAGTTATATCCATAATATTTTCAAATGGATTTGCTTTTTTATCTAATATGTTTTGAAAAGAACCTACAATATCATCTATCATATTATTAGTTGTAGAATTAACATCGACATTTAATATTCCGCTTTTAACCTTGTCAGATAAATTTTTAATCGAATTAGACATGCTATTATTTAAACTATCTAATCTATCTTGTCTCGATTCTTGATTAACAATTAATACTCTACTAGATTCAATATCAGTATATAATTTAAAAAGACTTTTCCATAATTTGGATTTAATTAAATCTGTTTGATTATTAAAGAATCGTTTAAGAGACATTTCTTCGCCAAATAAACTAGTTGATACATTATGAGTTTCTTCTGTTTTAGACGAAAACACTTTGATTTTACTATTAGTAAATAAAGTAAATATATCTTGATCTTCAAATGAGTCATAGAATCTTAATAAGGCATTTGATTTTTCTTTATTTGATAATTCAGAAAATGAATCCATATTTATTTTTAACATGCTAACAATATCAATTACAATTCCATTATATTTATCTACAAGTAGATCTTGAAGAGTATCCATATATATCATAATTTATATTTTTTGTTTAAATATAAATTATTTTACTATTTTTAGTAATATACTTGATGTGTATTTATATTTGGTATTTGTCCGGTTAATTCTTGCGCTTGTGGTGGCGGGGGCATAATTCTTCTTATTTGATTATAATAATCTTTTACATAACTATTGGAATTTACAAGAGTCTCTTTTTTTTGTAGTTTTTGATCATCTTGATTGTTATTATTCATTTGTTCATATTTCTTTTTATTATCTGACCAGCGTAAATAAAGAACAAAAGAAATTAATAATACTATTAATAAATAATACCAATTTTTTATTACAAACCTTTTCATATCAACTAACATTTTTTGACTAAAATGTTTATTTTTATAATTTTTTGCTAGTAATTTACGTAGTATTTTTCTATCTATTAATTGTGGTTCTGTTTCTTTACCCATTATTATATTAACTTAGAAAAATGGTTTGGAAAATATAAGTTATTATAATTTCATAATGTAGATTAATACATAGAATGGTGGCATATTATCGTGGGGCTTATCACCACCAGCTGAAGATGAGGATGCGTTTGGCGTAAAAAGATGCACACCACTAGTCTCACCCCCATACCCCCACCCCATATCAGGTCTGGAATAGGCATGCACATGAGTTGGCATTTCATCTACTGTTAATGTATGTTGTTCTTCACCGTTGTTATCATCTAACGCGCGCGTTGTTAGTACTCTTTCTTCTGTTATTGGATTTCCTTCATCGTCTACCTTACCGGTATCGTATTGATATGTTTTACCTTCACCTGCAGCTAAGACGAACCGACCTCGTAAATCAGGTGTTTCATTTTCTCCATCACATACTGCCCAACCTAGTGGAATTTCAGATTTAGCCCATGCAATAACCATACCACTTGGTAATATATTCATTAGCATAGTATCTTTATTTTCAAATTCTACTTTACCTTTTAATACAGTATCACCCTCAATAACAGTATCGCCTTCAATAATAGTATCGGCGGGTATAGTTAAAGTTCCGGGATTATTAGTTTCAGTAGAATGATAATTACTTCCTGTTAAAAGTGATTTAGAAATAGCACCGAGATTACGGATTGCTTGAATATCCATATTGTATTGTTTGTTGATTTCTGTTTGGATTAAATCAACTTGGTCTTGTTCAAATTTCTCTATATTGCTATTTTTATTGTTAGTAATAATATAAATGTGTTAATAAAAATTGATTTTATATATAAATATATATTATTATATATATATCATAATGTCTCAAGAATATATTTTAGACCCAGAAAATAAAAGATTAACGGTTCATCCTATAAAAGAAATAGAAGTTTGGAAGTTTTATAAAACGATGATGGCATCATATTGGACACCCGAAGAAATAGATTTTAGTAAGGATTATGAAGATTTCATAAAACTATCATCAAATGCTCAATATTTTATTAAAATGATTTTAGCTTTTTTTGCTGCGAGTGATACAATAGTTAATATTAATTTAGCTGAACGTTTTACTAATGAAGTACAAGTATTAGAAATTATTATAACATATCAATTTCAAATTATGATGGAAAATATTCATAGTGAAACTTATTCCTTACAAATTGATAATATTATTCGTGATAAGGAAGAAAAAAATAAATTGTTAAATGCACTTGAAAATTTTCCATGTATTAAGAAAAAAGCAGATTGGGCGATGAAATGGATTAATAGTGATGTTCCTTTTGCTCAACGTGTGATTGCTTTTGCAGCAGTAGAAGGTATATTTTTTTCTGGTAGTTTCGCTTCAATCTTTTGGTTAAAGAAACAAAATGTAATGCCTGGTTTATGTGATAGTAATGAACTCATTGCACGTGATGAAGGAATGCATACTGATTTTGCATGTTTAATTAAAAAGAAATGTGTAAATAAACCCGTTGAAGCGGTTGTTAGAAGTATGTTTCTTGAAGCAGTTGCGATTGAAATAGAATTTATTTGTGAAGCTCTACCATGTTCTCTCTTAGGAATGAACAAAGATTTAATGAGTCAATATATAGAATACGTTGCAGATAGACTTCTTGTTTCATTAGATTATCCAAAAATTTGGAAAACAAGTAATCCTTTTGATTTTATGGAAAGTATTTCAATGGAAGGTAAAACAAACTTTTTTGAATCTAGACCAACACAATATCAAAAAGCAGCAGTATTAAATACAGGTCGAACTGATACATTTGATGCAAATGAAGATTTTTAATTTAAAAAATATTCTTTATTATTTATAATGGCTCAAAAAACTCCGTTTGATATTTTTGTTGATGCTATGTTAAATCAACGTATAGAAAGTACTCTTGATACTCTTGATACTTTATTTACGACAATTTATTTAGCCCAGAAAATAAAGAAAAATTACGATTAATAATTAATCCACCTATTACTAAAAATGGGTATAGTAAATATTATAGTATAGATAAGGTAATAAAATATTTAGAAAAGTTCATTGAAAAAAGTAATGAATTTTTAGCCAAGTTAAACAAAGAAGAATATAATAATATATACCCAAAAGATAAAAAATTTATAGAAAATCTTGGACTAATACTAATACACGAATTTTCTTATGAAATGGCTAATACGGGTAAACTAACTGATGACAATCATAATATTGTATGTTCACAAATTTTAGAAAATATTGTAGGTTATAATGATGATTATACTATAATAAATTTACCAGGAGCTGGTGATGCATATAACAAAAGAAACAACCAATTATATGATATAAAAACTAGTATGCCGGG